GGAGATCGTCGACGTGTTCGACCGCCTGGTGGCGAGCGATGACGCCATCGACGCGGCGCGCCAGGAGGCGCAGCTCAAGCCGTTCTTCTCGACGGCCGCCGACGCGGGCATGTCGCAGATCGAATGGCAGGGCTACCAGAAGCTGCTCGCGCTGGCGCATGCGAACGCGAAGTCCGCACTCGCGCGCCAGGTGCTGCAGGAGCTGCAACGCGAGCGCGCCACCTGGTGGAAGACCAAGACCGCCGAAGTACGATCGGCCGTCGACGCCGAAGTGGGCCAGCAGCCGGTCTACGCCGCGCTCACGTTCCTACAGAAGGGCCAACGGCCGGACGGCACTGACGTGCCGAACGCGCAGCGCCTCTCGAAGGAGTCCATCGTCGAGAAGTACAGCGAGGACCGACTCAAGGATCTGCCGAAGCCGTGGGTCTACCAGGTGGAGGGCGGTCTCGACGTCGACCACGCGGCGCAGATGTTCGGCTTCACCTCCGGCGACGCGCTGCTCGACGCGCTCAGCAGCGCGCCCGACCGCGAGACCGTCGTCACGACCGAGACCGGCAAGCGGATGGTCGCGCAGTACGGCAACATGCGCACCGACGGCACCCTGCGCCGCGTCGCGCAGCTCGCCGTCATGGAGAACGGGTACCAGCACGTCCTGCAGGCCGAGCTGATCGCGCTCGCGAAGTTCGCGCGCCAGGCCAAGCCAGTCGTCAACGCGGCGGTGCAGCAGGAAGTCGCCGAGGACAGCAGCGCGCGCCGCGCCGCGCGTGAAGCTCTGGCGGCCGCTGCGCTCCCGGTCGAGGTCATCACCGCCCAGGCGGATCAGCGGATCGCGAAGCTCGCGCCGGTTCACATCAATCCGAGGACCTACTGGCTCGCCGCACAGAAGGCCGGAGGCGAGGCCTCGCGCGCGTTCGCCGACGGGAACTACGAGGCCGCCGTCGCGGCCAAGCTGCAGCAGCGGTTCGCCGTGGCGATGCACCGCGCCGCGCTCGCCGCCATCGAAGAGACCAGCAAGATCCAGAAGTACGCCGAGCGCATGACGGAGAAGCCCGCCCAGCAGCGGCTCGGCAAGGCAGGCGAGTCGTACCTCGCGCAGGTCAACCACCTGCTGAACAAGTACGAGTTCGCGAACATCAGCAGCAAGGCGCTCGACCGGCGCAAGTCCCTCGTCGACTGGGTGCAGGCGCGCGAGGACGAAGGCCGCCCGGTCGACATCCCGGCCGAGGTGATGGAAGCCGCGCTGCAGATGAACTTCAAGCAGGTGCCGCTGGAGCAGCTCCGGCTGATGCGCGACACCATCAAGCAGATCGAACACCTGGCGCGCACGAAGAACACGATGGCGTCGTCGGTGGATCAGCGCGAGTACGAAGCGCGCCGCGACGAGCTGCTCGCGTCCCTCGCGACGCACAACACGAAGCGGGAAGGCAAACTCGAGTACCGCAGCAAGGCCGAGCGCGGCCGCACCATCGAAGGCTTCTTCGCCGCGCATCATCGCGTCGCGGAGATCGCGCAGCGGCTCGACGGCTACGTCGACGGCGGGCCGATGTGGTCGCTGTTCGTGCGGCCGCTGAACGCAGCGGCTGATGCGGAGCAGACGCGCCGCGTGAAGGAGGGCGAGAAGTTCGCGAAGGTGATCGAGAAGCACTACCCGGGCAAGCAGCTCGGGAACCTCGACCAGATGGTGCGCATCGACGGGATCAACGACTCGCTCTCGCGCGAGGCGATCCTCGCGGTGGCGCTCAACTGGGGCAACCAGAGCAGCCGCGACCGCCTGCTCGCGGACCAGAAGCGGAAGTGGTCGCGCCAGGGCATCGAGGCGATCCTCGACAAGCTCGACCAGCGCGACTGGAACTTCGTGCAGGACACCTGGGACTTCGTCGACACGTTCTGGCAGGAGATCAGCGACAAGCACCAGCGGCTCACCGGCCTCCGGCCCGAGAAGGTCGAGGCGGTCGAGGTCGACACGAAGTACGGCAAGCAGCGCGGCGGCTACTACCCGCTGCAGTACGACGGCCGCCTGTCGGCGCGCGGCTCGCAGATCGTCGACATCCAGGACGCGAAGCTGCAGCTCGCGGGCGCGTACCTCCGCACGACCACGAAGCGCGGCCACGAGAAGGCGCGCCTGGAGAACGTGAAGCTCCCGATCAAGCTGGAGCTGGGCGTCATGTTCAACCACCTCGACCAGGTCATCCACGACCTGACGCACCACGAGGCCCTGATCGATGTCACGCGGGTCATCCGTGACTCAAAGGTCACCGGCGAGCTGCACGACATCCTCGGCAGCGAGTACTACGACCAGCTCACGAACGCGATCACCGACGTCGCTGCCCCGCAGCGCCGCGAGTCGCACGGCATGGACAAGGCGGCCGCGTTCGCGAAGACCGGCGCGCAGATCGCGGGCCTCGGCCTGAACCTTTGGACCGCGATGCAGCAGCCGCTGGGCATCTTCAACGGCGCGGCGCGCGTCGGGCCGAAGTGGGTCGCGCGCGGCGTCATTCGCTGGCTCACGAGCGCGAAGGACACCGAAGGCACGATGCAGTGGATTCACGAGGTGTCGCCGTTCATGCGGAACCGCGCGCTCACGCAGACGCAGGATCTGATGGAGCTGCGGCAGCGCCTGGCGCAGCCCGGCGGCTGGTTCGACAAGGCGGTGCGCGGGATCTCAGGGAACGCCATCACGCAGAAGAACGTGACCGACTCCTTCCTCTGGCATATCGCGCTCGCGCAGCGCGTCGCGGACGTGCCGACCTGGCTGGGGCAGTACGAGAAGTCGAAGGCCGCCGGACGCGCCGACGTCGACGCGGCCGCTGAAGCGGACCAGGCGGTGAAGGATGCGCAGGGCGGCGGGCAGACCATCGACCTCGCGGCCGTGCAGCGCGGCGGGCCGGTGGCGCGCGTGTTCATGGTGTTCTACTCGTACGGCGCGGTCGTGTTCAATCAGACCTCGCGCGCGTACGGCAAGGTCGACAGCTTCAAGTCCCCGCTGCAGACCACGCGGTTCCTCGGCGAGCTGTCGCTGATCTACTTCTTCCCGGCGTTCGCGACCGTCATGCTGTCCCGGCTGCTGCGCGGCCGCGACGACGATGACGACGACACCTGGACGGTGTCGAAGGACGTGCTGCGAGAGATGGGCGGCTCGGCACTCAACAGCATGGTCCTTGTTCGCGAGCTGGGCGGCCTGCTGCGCAGCTCCAACCGTGGCTACGAAGGCCCGGCCGGGACGCGGCTCATCCAGGATCTCTACCGGCTCGCCGGACAGATCGAGCAGGGCGAGATCGACGAGGGGCTGTTCAAGGCGCTCAACGACACCGGCGGCGTCGTGCTGCGGTACCCGAGCGGCCAGGTGCAGCGCACCGTCGACGGCTTCGCCGCGCTGCAGGAAGGCAAGACCGAGAACCCGCTGGCGCTGCTGTTCGGCGCACCGAGGAAGTAGATGTCAGGACGGAACAAAGCCCTTGGGCCTCGCGGCATTCAGCGCCGCAGCCCCGCGCCCGCCACGGTCCCAGCGGCCGCGAGCAGCTCCGGCGGCGTCACACTGCCGATTGATCTCACCAGCCAGGTCAGCGGGGATCTGCCGTTCGCGAACCTCGCGCAAGGCAGCGCGCTCTCGGTCCTGGGTGTCGCCGGGAACGCGACCGCCGACGTCGCGAGCATCGCCGCCGGAACGGATCACCAGGTCCTGCGCCGCAGTGGCACGGCGCTGGGCTTCGGCGCGCTGAACCTGGCCCAGGCCGCCGCCGTGACCGGCAAGCTGCCGTTCGCCAACCTCGAAGACGTCACCGGCCCGGTCATCGCCGCGCGCACCACCGCGAGTGCTGGGGCGCTGACGGCGCACACGTTGTCGGCGATCCTCGACTTCATCGGGTCAGCGGCGCAGGGCGACCTGCTCTACCGAGGCGCGGCTGGCTGGGCCAGGCTCGCGGCAGGCACCTCCGGCCGCTTCCTGCAGACGCTGGGCGCGGGCGCGGACCCGGCCTGGGCCTCGGCCGCCATCGGCGGCGGCTCGATGTACAGCGGCACCACGCACCCGCAGGGCGTCCAGGCGGCCGGTCTCGGGTCGTACTACCAGAACACGGCAAACGGCCGCGTCTATCAGAAGCTCGGCGGCGGCTCGACGGCGTACGGCTGGTACGACGTGATGTCCGCGTTCGGCTTCCCACTGGGACCGTCGGCCGCGCTGATCCAACCCGCGAACGGGGCCGCGAACCCGGCGACTGCGTCCGGCTTCGGCTTCTTGTCGAGCGACGTCGCTGGCACATTGACCGGCACGAACATCGCGTCGCCGACCAGGTCGTACGTCAACGGCCTGCCGTACCTCTCCTCGACGACCGGCGCGGTCGACGGCAACGGCTCGTACTTCACGACCGCGACCGGCAGCAACGTCCGGCTGCTCGAAACGGACTGCGACACCTGGTGCGAGTACTTGACCGGCGGCACGGTGACGTTGGTGCGGTTCTGGTTCGGCTTCACGAGTGCGGTCCTTGGCAACACCGACACGCTCGGCTCGGCGGGCAACGGCTCGCTGATGCTGCGGTACTCGACGGCGGCCAGCGACCCGGGCTGGGTCGGTGTCTCACAGATCAACGGCGCAGGCAACCAGACGGTCTCCTCCAACCTGCAGGCCATCGCGGCGTCGACCATCTTCCGTCTGCGTATCCGCTTCGTCCGCACCGGCACGCCGACGGTGTACTGGTCGGTGAACGACGGCACCGAGGTCTCAGTCACCACGAACATCCCCGCGACCGGCACGGCGTACTTCCTGCTCTGCGGCTGCGAGACCAAGACCGCCGCGACGCGGACCTTCGGGTACCGGCAAATTGGCGTGGTCCTTGGGTAGGTAGTAGAATCGCGCGCGTCATGCGGACCTTCACCTTCGCGAGCGTCGACGAACTCCCGGCAGACTTCTGGAAGTGGCCGCACGTCAACCCGAGGACCGAGTGGGCCTGCAAGGGCGACGGGACGCTGCTGGTCGCGCCGGACTTCCTCGACCGCTTCGAGGCGCTGCGCGCGACCTACGCGCGGCCGCTGGTGATCACCTCCGGGTATCGCTCGCCGGAGTACAACCTGCGCGTCGCGCACACCGGCGCGGACGGACCTCACACGACGGGCCATGCCGCCGACGTCGCCATCGCCACGAGCCATGAAGCGTATCGCCTGGCGGAGCTGGCATTCCGGTACGGCTTCCAAGGCATCGGCGTCAGTCAGCGCGCGGGCCAGCCGCGCTTCGTGCATCTCGACGATCTGCCGGGCGACGACAACACGCCGCGCCCGGGTCTGTGGTCCTATTAGGAGGAGAACGTGGAACAGCTCATCGGTGGTTTTCTGCCCGTCATCGGGGCCGCGCTCGGCACGGCACTGCTCGCGCTCGTCGGCATGATGCTGCGAAAGTACGGGGTCCAGCTCAGTGCCGAGAACCAGGGCAAGCTCGAACACTTCGTGCAGCTCGGGATTCAGTACGCCGAGGAGTACGCGCGCAACGTCCTGAAGACCAAGGGCATTGTCGTGTCGGCGGCTGAGAAGAACCAGGTCGCGACGACGTTCGTCACCGACAACATGAAGAGCGCGGCCGTCGACGTGGTCAAGCAGATGATCGACGCGAAGATGCCTGCGGCGCGCGTGCTGGCGGTCGCGGCGACAGCGGCGGAAACAACAGCGGCCGGTGCGCCGGTGCTGCCAGTCGTCGCGGTGACAGTCGACCCAAAAGTCTAGGCGACACGTTGCCCGTTGCGCCGCCCATTCTGTCGACGTCCCTCCGCGACTCGCTCGACGCAGCGATCCGCCAGGTGCCGGACGACAAGAAGGGACGAGCAACTGTCGCCGTCACCAACCGGGGCCTCGAAGCCGAGGTCGGATACAAGCCGAAGTCCTGGCTCGACATCTCGGGCTACGCGGGCCGCGAGTGGAACGCGGGCGGCGGCTGGAAGAGTGGATGGACCACCGGGGCCAGGCTCGGGGTTTCCTGGAAGTAGGAGCAGACCATGAAGAAGCTCGCGCTCGTGTTGTTCGTTGCGTTTGTCGTCACATCACTCGTCGGGTGTGACTCGCTCAAGACTCCGACGGGGCCTGGTGACGCGCCGATCATCACGCAGTTCTCGGCCGACTCGCTCTCGATCAAGGCAGGCACCCAGGCCACGCTGCGCTGGGACGTCGCGGGCGCACAGGTCGACGTGCGCATCGACCCGCTGGTCGGGAACGTGCCGTCTACCGGCAGCGTCTCGGTCGTGCTGGCGGTGACCACGACCTTCACCCTGAACGCTCGCGCGCCCAACGGATCCTCGTCGCAGCGCGTTCTCACTGTCATCGTCACGCCTTGACCGAGCGCCCGCCCTGGTGACCACCGCCGGGGCGGGCCTCATTCTTGACAACAAGTCACGGCCGCCCCTACACTTTGGGGGTATGCAGATCGTCTGGTTCGTTCTGACCTCCCTGGTGGCTGTCCTGGCCTGTCACACCCTCGCGCGAACCTTGGAGCGTCGAGGGCGGAGCGAACAGCGCCGGAAGCGGCAGCAGGCGATTCACACCCGCAAACGCGAAGCGAGTCTCTCACTCGTGCCAGGAGGGCAACATGGCTCGAATGGGTAGACCATCACTGTTCGGCAAGAAGGACGTCAACGCTCGCTATCAGGGGCTGATGACGACCGTCGGGTCGAGGCGCTTCGAGACGACTCGCAAACACATCGCGGCCTTCGTCGGCATTCCGGTCGACCGAGTCAGCGACGGCGACGTGTTCGACTACCTCGCGCGCGGCAAGCAAGAAGCGGAGAAGGTCCTCGCCCGACTGCGTACGTAAAACGACCCGGCCCCCGTGGCGAGCGGGAACCGGGTCTCGGAGGCTGTCGTACCGGCGAAGGTCCGACGGCGAGAGTCTACCACCAGGAGGCACAATGGCGAAGCAGAAGCAAGCTGAGATCGTTCCGTTCGTCGAGAAGACCGCCGCGCTGGCCGTCCGGCCAAACGCGGAAGCCAGCATGATCGTGCAGTCGTTCGCGGACATCGCGCGCGACCCAAACGTCACCCCCGAGAAGCTCAACGCGATCATCGACGCCCAAGTCCGCGTCATGGCGATCACGGCGAAGCAGGCCTTCGACCGTGACTTCGCGGCGATGCAGGGCAAGCTGCCGACCGTTACCCGCAAGGGTAAGGCGAAGATCGAGAAGGACGGCCGCCTGATCCGCGAGACGCAGTACGCGCGCGACCTCGACATCACCGAAGCCGTCCGGCCGATCCTCGCGAAGTTCGGCTTCGCGCTGCGGTTCCGCAACAAGCTGACCGATGGGCTGCTCACCGTCACGGGCATCCTCGCGCACCGCGACGGCCACTTCGAGACGGACGAGTTCACCACCGGCACCGACGACACGCCGGGCAAGAACCGCATCCAGAGCTGGGGCAGCGCGCGCCAGTACGGCAAGCGGTACACGACCATCGCGCTGCTCTCCATCGCGAGCGAGGACGACGACGACGGCGCGTCGACCGGGAACCAGACGCCCGAGCGCCCGGCGCAGGAACGCAAGGCCGAGAAGAAGCCTGCGCCGCCCACGCGCGCGCCGGTCAGCGGCGACGACAAAGTGATCACGTCCGGCACGAAGGAGCGGCCAGGCCAGCTCCAGCGGCTGTGGGTCATCATTCGGAACAGCGGCCGCAACGAGGAAGCGATCCGCACCTGGCTGCACACCGTCTACGGCGTCGACTCGACGCACGACATCAAGCGCAAGGACTACGACACGATCTGCGAGGCCATCGAGAAGAAGGGGCCGCTGCCGATGCCGTCGGGAAAGGAGAGCAAATGACGAACCTCGGACCCGAGGCGTTCCGCAAGATGACCGAGCTGCAGCGCGCCATGAGCGACGTGCTGAACCGCGCCAACCGCGAGCGCCTCCCGCTGGACCTGGCGTACTTCGCGTCGCTGCGCGTCACGCGCGAGCTGCTGCTGATGTTCCCGCCGGGCGAGGGTCAGCGTATGATGCTCGCGCTCGGCGTCGCGTTCATTGAGCAGCAACACGCCGAGACCGACAGCAAACTGATCACCCTGCACTGAGGCCTCTGATGTCATCCACACAGACGTTTCACTTCGACGCCGCGACGCACACCTACAGCGACCAGGTCGGGGAGGTGCCGGGGATCACCCGGCTCCTCACCCTGGCCGGTGAGATCGACGACGAGTGGTACACGGAAGAGTCGAGCGAGCGCGGGCGCGCCGTTCACAAGCTCACCGCCGAGTACGACCTGGGCGTCATCACCAACGAGGATCTGCCGCACCTGGTGAGCGCGTACAAGAACTACCTGCTGGGCCACGTTGAGGTCATGCAGATCATCCAGCCGAACTGGGTCCACGTCGAGACCGCCATGTTCCACCGCGAGCTGCGCTTCGGCGGGACACCAGATCGCGGCGGCACGGTCTACAACGCCGCGTCGGTGTGGGAGATCAAGTCAGGCCTGCGCACGAAGGCGCACCCGCTGCAGACGGCGTTTCAGGCGCTACTGCTCGCGGAAGAGTGTCGGCTGCCGCCGCAGTCGATTCAGCGGTACTGCTGCTACTTGCAGCCGAACGGCCGCTACAAGGTGGAGGGTCACGGAAACCAGGCCGACTTCGCGAAGGTCCTGGGCATCCTGAACAAGTACCGATGACGAACGATGGCCCGTGTCTGTGCGGCGACCCTGGCTGCGGCCGCTGCTTTCCGCAGCCGTACGGCACGAACTTCAAACGCAAAACGATCAAGCTGAAGCGTGGGCGGAAGCGGCGCTCCGAGTCGAAGCGCGTGAAGTCGGTGCGGCCGCAGGTCGTCGCGCGTGATGGGTACTGCCGGATTCAGAAGGACCTGCAGCTCAACGAGTGCGAGGGCAAGAGCGAGTGGGCGCACCTGCCGGACTACACGCGCGCGAAGACGCGGAAGATGTCACCCGAGCAGCGGCACTCGACCGAGTGGACCATCATGGCCTGCACGAAACATCACGACCAGATCGACGGACGGCGGAAGCCGAAGATCCTCGTCGCGATGCCGGACCCTGAAGGCGCGGACGGGCTGCTGCTGTGGCAGAAGGCCGACATCGACAAGATCCGCACGCAGGTGCGGCTGTGACGTTCGCGCTGCTCGACGAGGTCATCTACACCGCCCAGGACGGCACGGAGTACCGCGCTGTCGTCAACAAGCTCGGCGTCACGGTCGGCCGCAAGGCGGCCCCAGCGGTGCGGATCTTCTTGCGCGACTACACGGACCAGGAGCGCGGATTCAGGGCGGCGCGCGGCTGGTGCCTGCGCGTCAGCACCCGGCAGCGCCGGGTCACGGCCGACCGCTTGCGACTTGTTGACAAGAAGTAGGCCTCCCCCTTACCATCGTGGGCGGAGGCACTACATGGCGAAGAAAACAGCAGAACTCGTTCCCACCGATCAGACCGACCTCGACTTCATCAAGGGCGTCGGCGTCGGCGTCGTCGGCTTCTTGAAACAGGCGGCCGCGTTCTTCAAGCGCGCGAACGACCTGGAGGCCCGCGCGAAGGAAGTCCACGCGCTCGCGACTACCTTGAAGGCTCCCACCAACGGCGAGGAAGACGAGGAGATCCAGAAGTTCATCAAGCGCGTCGCGGTCGGCAAGGTCACCGTCGGCGGTCACTGGGACGGCACCGACCTCGCGCCCGGGATCACGCGGATCATCTACCGCGTTCACCGTCGCCTGACGGCCCGGCGCGACGTCGCGATCAAGTACCTCGACGACTCCGCCACCATCGGCAACAAGCTCCACAACGAGTACACCGCTGCGGCCAAGCGCAAGGCCCAGGAGGAAGCCGCGCGCCTGCAGAAGATCGAAGACGACCGCGCGCGGAAGCAGCGCGACGAGGAGCTGGCGGCGCTCAACAAGCGCACGAAGGCCGGACGCGAGCAGGCGGCCGCGCTGAAGGACGCGCCGCTGCAGGCGACCGTGGTCGAGGTCAAGCCGGACATCGTGAAGGCCGCAGGCGCGGTCGACCGCACGACGCGCAAGGGCGAGGTCCTCGACGCGGAGAAGTTCATCGCGGCGGTCTTCGAGGGCAAGCTCGGCATCCCGCGCGACGTCCTGAAGATCGACGAGGTCCGGCTGAACCAGTACGCGCGCGACCTCGGCGAGACCGTCGTCAACCGCTGGCCCGGCGTCCGGGTCCTCAGCGACACGAAGGTGGTCTAGCCCGAGTTCTTGACAAGAAGTGCCTCCATCCCCGATACTCGTGGGTGGAGGCACTACATGGCGACGACCTGGTCCCAACAGCAGCTCGACATCTTCTCCTGGTTCGCCCACCCCACCGGCAAAAACCTCGTCATCCGCGCCCGCGCGGGCTGCGGCAAAACCACCACCGTCCTCGAAGGCGTGAACCGCGCGCCGGAAGAGAGCATCGCGGTCCTCTGCTTCGCGAAGTCGAATCAGATCGACGCGGCCGCGAAGATCACCAACGTCAACGCCGAGGCCTTGACCTCGCACTCGCTCGGCAACCGCGCCGTGAAGCGGTACTGGGAGAACGTCCGCGTCGCGAAGGGCCAGGACCGCGCGCGCGCCCTGGCGGAGTCGGTGTGCGGCCAGCAGGCCCCGGACGCGCTCAAGCGCCTGGTCGCGACGCTCTGCACGAAGGTCCGCGAGCTGGCCCCGTTCGCGAAGGACGCGGCCGAGGTGTACGACATCGCCGAGCAGTTCGACTGCGTCCCCGACAAGGCCTGGCAGGCTGACGGGTTCGATCTGCACTGGGTCGCCGACAAGGCGGTGCAGGCCGTCGAGCTGGCCGCCAGCGTGAAGCCCGCCGGAGGGATCGACTTCGCCGACATGCTCTTCCTGCCGCTGCGCAACAACTGGCTGCGGCCGATCTACGACCTGGTCGTCATCGACGAGGCGCAGGACATGACGCTGGTGCAGCTCCTGCTCGCGCAGCGGTCGTGCAGCGGCCGCGTGGTCGTGGTCGGCGACGACCGCCAGGCGATGTACGGGTTCCGTGGCGCGGACAGCGGCTCGCTCGACCGGCTGAAGAACGAACTGCAGGCCGACGAGCTGGGCCTCACGACGACGTACCGCTGCGGCAAGGCCATCGTCGCGACCGCGCAGCGCCTCGTGCCGGACTTCGTCGCGGCGGAGTCGAACCACGACGGCGTCATCAAGGCGCTGAAGGGCCACCAGCTCAACAAGGAAGTCGGCCCGGGTGACTTCATCCTCTCGCGCATCAACGCGCCGCTGGTCGGCATCGCGCTGTCGCTCGTGCGCGAGGGTCGCCGCGTGAAGATCGAGGGGCGGAACATCGGCGACGGCCTGCGCGCCATCGTCAACAAGCTCGCGACCGGCCCGGCGAAGAACTCGATCCCGAAGTGGCTGGAGAAGCTGGCGACGTGGCGCGACAAGGAAGTCGAGCGCGCGACGAAGGCCAAGCTCGACAACAAGGTCGACCAGGTCCTCGACCAACACGAGACGCTCGTGGCGCTCGTCGACGGCGTCAGCGGGATCGCGGAGCTGCTCACGCGCATCGAGAACCTGTTCGCCGACAACAGCGACCAGGTCCCGTCGCAGATCGTCTGCAGCTCCGTGCATCGCGCGAAGGGCCGCGAGTCGGAGCGCGTCTTCATCCTGCAGGACACGCTGAACCCGCCGGTGCCGTGCGTGACGTGCCGCAAGCGCCCGAAGAGCTGCGTGTGCGGCAGCTACCAGCCGGACCCGAAGCAGGCGCGCGAAGAGCAGAACATCGAGTACGTCGCGATCACGCGCGCCAAGGTCGAGCTGACCTGGGTCGAAGGCAGGCGCTGACCGCATTCTTGACAAGAAGTAGGCCGTCGACCGATACTGAACCCTTGGAGGCTGACATGGCGAACGAGAACCCGGCGAACTTCGACGACGTGAAAGTGACGGAGGCCCCGGAGCGGCCGGACTTCCGCGTGCAAAACGAAGGCACGATCTACGTCCTGTGGGCGGAGACCGAGGCGGCCGAGCAGTGGGTGACGGACCACCTGCCCGGCGACGTGATGACCTGGGGCCGCAACGGCTACGTGGTCGAGTGGCGCTACATCGCCGACATCGTCTTCGGCATCGAGAACGACGGACTGGTCGTGCTGCGATGAAGGGCAAGACGATCATCACGGTGGCGCAGGGCGAGAGCGCGAGCGTGGAGTACGCCTTCCCAGGCTTCTACCCGACGTTCGATCTCCAGGGCGGCACCGTCGACCTCAACCGCGAAGACGACGACACCGTGTCCGACACGCTCGACCTCGCGACGCTGCGCAACGTGATCTACATTCCGACTCCGGCGGTGCGCCAGTGAGGCGGCCGCGCGTGCTGACGGCGTGCGTCGCCGACCGGCATCACGGGCCGACGGAGCGCATCGTCGAGTTCTCATTCCCCAGTGGCACCGGCGGGCTGATCTCATTCCGCACGTTGCGCGACGGGACCGATCAAGTGGAGGTGTACCGGCACGACCAGAACGTGCGAGTGAGTGGTGGCGGCTGGACGGACCCAGCCGCGAAGCAGGAAGTCAGAGGAGGCAACAATGGCGATTGAGAAGGCGACGAAGCCGGAGACCACGCGCGAGACGTTCGCGCGCTGGCTCGCGGACGGCGAAACGTGGATCGGGATCTTTGAGAACCAGGACCTCGGCCACTACGACATCGGGCGGCGCGTCGCGCGTCCGTACGACGTGTCGACGTGGGACAAGGCCATCGTCGGTCTCAGCGGCTGCGCTGATCACGCGACCATTGGCCTCGGCTGGCGCTACGTGTTGAAGCTGAAGACGAAGGACCTCGACGCGGCGCTCGCGGCGCTCGCGGAGAACGTGGAGGTGGTCCGTGGCTGAGTCGTACTCCATCGTCCGCTTCTATCAGCGCGACAACCTCGACAGCGTCGTCCTGGAGACCGGCCTGACGCTCGACGAGGCGCAGGCACACTGCCAGGACAAAGAGACGTCGTCGACGACGGCGAAGCGGCCCGAGGCGATTGAACACACGCGTACGCACGGCGCGTGGTTCGACGGGTACCGCAGCGAAGGCCCGACGCGGCGGCCGGGGTTCCTGGAGCAGTCGGTGCAGGCGTTCAATCATTCACGGAGGTAAACATGGCGAACGAAGACAGCGGCGTGATCCCGACCGACCTCTTCTCACGCGAGCTGCGCTCGCTCCGGGACAACCCCGGGGCGATCAGCTCGACCTCGACCATCCAGACTCAGGACTTCTACGGCAACGCGGCCACCTGGGTCCTGGAGACGTTCCGCGACGGCGAGGGCCGGGAGCAGGTCTTCCTGCAGCGGGTCGACCAGGTCGGCGGCCAGCGGATCGTCCTCCCGGCGGCCGTCACGGCGGCGCTGGCCCGGCACCGGGACCAGCTCGCCACCAGGGCCAAGCGCAGGCAGGGCCACCGGCTCGTGGCGCAGCGCAAGGAGCGAGGCGACGTCCTGGGGAACCCCGAGGCCCTGCGCCTCGCCCGGGGCCGCCAGAAGGCTGGCAAGCGGTAATCTGTGACCCGCCTGAAAGACCCCCGGCGGCTGTGGGCCAGCCGTTCGCACCGCTGGTGGGTCAGGCTATTGGACTGGTGGCACGGTTGGTGGGGTTGACGGCCGACTGAGTGATCGCGTACAAACGAACGCGCCCGACGGGTCATCCAACCGTCGAGCGCGTTCTGACCGTTTCGTTGATTGAGGCAACGAGTGGGCGGCTGCCAGGGATTCTAGCAGGCCCCCGACTTCTTACCAACAAAGCGAAACGCAGGTCCTGGGGTCGTGCCTGAACCTCTGCGCTGCCGGGCGACCACCGGCTGGATGGCGGGCCTGGTCCCGAAAACGTACGGGGAAGTGCGCTTCAACCGGACTTCTACGCGCCCCGTCCTCTCACCGTCGTGGACGTGGGTGCCTTTGGTACTGTCTTTCGCGGCGAACAGCCGAGTGAGAGAAGTAAGAAGTCCGGCTTGTGCTTGGGTGGTACTAGGAGGATCGATGGAACCGAAAGAACGCGCGCGCGTCGAAGCCCACGTCGCAATCACACGGAAGATCGCCGAGCAGCTCATGGCGGAAGCGGCTCGACTCGAAGAGATGCTCAACGACAAACCCACACCAGGCCAGCTCGCGAAGAAGCTGCTCGACTTTTTCTGCGAACAGTGGAAGCTGAAGTACCGCGAAGACTACGTCGTCGCGGGCGCGAAGGACATGGCCTCGCTCAAGCGCCTGGTCGGATCGCTGACGGCGCGCGAGATCGCGACGCGCATGAAGCTGTACCTGGCGTCGACGGAACGCTTCTACGTCGACGCGCGCCACGGGCTGTCGGCGTTCGTCGGCGGCATCAACAAGTTCAGCACCGAGACCGCGAAGGACTTCTCCCTCGCGACGCCCGCCGTCGGCTGCAAACACAAACCGCGCTGCGCGTCGGACGCCGCGCACACCTCGCGCACGATGCGCGAAGCGAGGGCCTCGTGACCGCGAAGAAGAAACCAGTACTCGAGCCTTCCGAGCTGGCGGCGCGCGTGTTGCCGCACGACCTCGCCACCGAGCGGGCCGTCCTCGGATCGATCCTCATCAACAGCGCGCTGCTCGCCACCGTGCAGAGCCTCATCGTCGCCGAGGACTTCTTCCGCGTCGCGCACCAGGCCATCTTCTCGTCGATGCTGCGCGTCGCGGACGAGCGGAAGCGCGAGGTCGACCCCCTGACGCTGCTCGACGATCTCCGCACCCAGGGCTGGGAACAAGAGGTCGGCGGCCCCGCGTACATCGCGTCGCTGACCGACGGCGTCCCGCGCACCTCGAACATCGCGCACTACGCCGCCATCGTGAAGGACCTATCGCGCCGCCGCGCGCTGATCAAGACTGCGAACGAGATCCTGGTCGATGCGTACGACGGCGAGAAGACGCCGGAGCAGGTGGTCATCGACGCCGACAAGCAGATCCTCTCGCTGCAGCGCGGCGGCCACGGTCGCATGGTTGACCTGCGCGAGTCGTTCGGATCGTTCGTCGAGGACTTCGAGCGCCGCGTCAACAACAAGGGCCAGCTCTTCGGTCTCGACACTGGATTCAAAAGCATCAACGAGCTGACGAGCGGCTGGCAGCCGGGCGATATGGTCGTCATCGCAGCGCGCCCGTCGATGGGCAAGACGGTGTTCATCCTCAACACCGCCGAGGCCGCCGCCGCGCTCGACAAGCACGTCGCGATCTTCAGCCTGGAGATGCGCCGACGCCAGCTCGAATACCGACGCCTCGCGCACCTTGCGCAGGTCGACCTCACGCGCCTCACGCAGGGCTGGGTGAACGACTTCGACTACGAGCGGATCTCTCCGGCGACGGGCCTGATCGGATCGCGGCCGCTGTTCGTCGACGACAGCGCCGGGCAGACGGTCGTCGACATTCGCGCGACGTGCCGCCGCCTGAAGAGCGAAGGGCAGCTCGACCTGGTCATCGTCGACTACGTGCAGCTCGTGAGCGGCTCCCTGGGCCGCAAGGGCGCGACGCGCGGCGAGGAGCTGGCTGACATCAGCCGGAGGCTCAAGATCCTCGCAGACGAGGTCTCCTGCCCCGTGCTGGTCTGCAGCCAGCTCAACCGCCAGGGCGAGACCCGGAGCGACAAGCGGCCCCAGCTCAGCGACCTGCGCGAGACCGGCGCGCTGGAGCAGGACGCCGACATTGTGGGGTTCCTGCACCGGGCGCACCATCGGGAGTCCGGCCCGACGAGCTTCATCCTGGAGAAGCAGCGCAACGGCCCGACCGGCACGGTCACCCTGTCCATCAACCGGCCGATGCAGACCTTCGAGGATGTCGGCCCCGAGGCAGACATTCCCCAGGCCGCCCAGGAACCGCTGCCCGACATCGGCCAGCGGCCACTACCTCCAAAAAGACGATCCAGGAGGCCCGTTCCTTGGTAGACTCTGGCCGTCATCCCGATGTTGTACGTAGGCATCGACCCAGGTCTCTCAGGCGGCATCGCAGCGATCAGCGAGCGCGGCAGCGTCCTGCGCGTCCGGCGCATGCCGAAGACAGACGGCGAACTCCTCGCGATCTTCAAGCAGCTCGACGACCTCGCGTCGTTCGACGACGGTGGCGTCTTCGCGATGCTCGAACACGTTCACTCGACGCCGCAGATGGGCGTCGCGTCCTCGTTCACGTTCGGCGTCGGCTTCGGCAAGCTGCTCATGTGCCTCGAAGCGGTGCAGATGCCGTACGAGCTGGTCGCGCCGATTCGATGGCAGAACGTGATCCAGTGTCGGACGCCGCGCGAGGTGCGCGCCGAGCTGGGCCACAAGGACAAGAACATCAACAAGAGAAAAGCGCAGGAACTGTTCCCGCGCGAAGAGGTCACACACGCGATAGCTGACGCGCTGCTGCTGGCCGAGTATTGTCGTCGCGTGCGCGGCGGCAAGCTCTTCGACACTTCAGCTCAGGAGGAAGAACGTGGCAAAGAAAAACGCGAAGCGCGGAACACCCGCCAAGGCACCGCGCCGACCCCGACAGCAGCGACTCGACGGCGTCGCCGAAGGACGTGACGCCATTCTCGACCGCGAGACGCGCGTCATCCGCGACGTGCGCGAGACGAAGAACGAAGCGAGCGAGCGCGAGGCGCTCTCCATCGCCCGGTCACTCGAACACATGAAGCGCAAGGGCATCGAGTCGTACACGCAGAACGGCGTCGAGCTGCTGCACTCGCAGACCGACAAGCTCCGCGTCCGACTCGTCGACGACGACAAGGCTGAGGCGGGCGAATGACCGGCCTCGCCCTGCGCGGTCACTTCGACCGCACCCCGATCAAGCTGCGCGGGTTCCACTTCAAGGACAAGACGGTCACACCCGTGGGCCGTCCGACGCCTGATATGTGGGCAGAGGCGAGCGCGTTCGCGGTCGCGACGCAGGAGGCCTCGCCCTACTGGGTCGGGGACCTCCTCGCGTACGCGGCTGACCGCGAAGACTGGGGAGAAAAGTTCGACCAGCTCGTGTCGATGACCGGCCTGGCGCATCAGACCATTCACAACCTGACGTACGTGTCGAAGCACGTCGGCACGAAGGCGCGCGAGCTGGCCCCAACGATCACGCACGCCAAAGCGGTCGCGAGCCTCGACTTGAAGGAGCAGCTCAAAGTCCTCAAGGTCGCGCGCGATCAGGAGCTGACGGTCAGCGAAACGATCAAGGCGGTGAAGCGCATCACGCGGCCGCGCATCATCGAGGGCCAGGCTACCCTCAAGGGTAAGTTCCGCGTCCTCTACGCCGACCCGCCCTGGACGTACGACAACAACAAGGCCATGCCGGACGGTTCACAGACGCCCGCCGACGACAGCTACGACGGCATGACCATCGAGCAGCTCTGCAAGCTGCCCATCGCGGCGCACACGCTGCCGGACGCCGTGCTGTTCATGTGGTCGACGAACTCGCACCTCCTGGAGAACCCCGGCCCGCGCGACGTTCTGGAGGCCTGGGGCTTCACGTACAAAACCAACTACTGTTGGGACAAGGTCCTCGGTCGCCCGGGCCACTACTCGTACGTGCAGCACGAGCTGCTGCTGGTCTGCACGCGCGGCAGCGCAACACCGGACATCGGGATCGAGAAGCACAGCCACGCGAGCATCCAGACGGTGAAGCGCAGCGGCGAACACTCGCAGAAGCCGGAACACTTCAGATCGCTGATCACTGCGCTGTACCCGGATGGCCCGTACGTCGAGCTGTTCGGGCGACGCCAGGTCGACGGCTGGACGGTCTTCGGAAACGACGCGCGCCTATGGGCGCAAGGAGCAAAAGCATGAGCGAGCAGAAGGCGACCACGACGATCAAAGAAGCGATGGATCTCACCGGCGAGGCCATGTTGAAGTTCTTCAGCTACGAACACCTGCCGCCCGCGCTGCAGGTGGTGAGTCGTCCGTTCGGCGACCTGGCGATCCATCTCTGTCACACACTCGAACGCAGCCCTGAGCGCACGGTAGCCCTGCGCAAGCTCCTGGAGAGCAAGGACGCGGCCGTCCGCGCCTCGCTGCCTGCGTGAGCGCCTTCGACGACACCCCGGCGACGCTGCGCCGTCGGCACCGGCAGCTCTCGCGCGAGGGGTACGAGAAGCAGTGGTGTGAGGTCTTCCTCTACGCCGCCGAGGAGCTGCGCATCCGGCGCAAGGCCTCGACGAACGACACGCAGGTCGCGGTCGACGCCATCGCGCAGTCGCGCCGCTTGCGGAACGCGATCCACCAGACCTTCGTCAACGCGCAACAGCTCCGGCTGACGCAGGACGAACAGCAGCGCCTGTTCCGGCCGCTGGCGCTCGCGATCAAGGCGGTCCCGGAACCCGGCGTCGGCCGCCGCATTCTCGCGCTCGACATCGGCACGAACGCGACGCGGGAGTTCATCGAAGCTCGCATCAAGGAACTACTCGACGGACACTTCAACCAACCCCAACCAGGAGGCGACAATGGCGAGACCCAAGAGAGCGAAGCGAACGAAGAAGACCGCGAAGGCGCGCGCGACGCGGCCGCGCAATCGGAAGGCGCAGGACGCGACGCTGATCAACCTCGACGCGCAGAAGAAGAAAACAAAGGACCTGTCCCACCGGCTGAAGAAGGCGGAGAGCCACATCGAGGGCCTCTACACCTTCATCCGAGCGAACGACCAGGCGCTGGCGAACATGGAGCAGCGGCTCAACGCGAGGATCGAAGCGGTGATCGCGGCGGGGCAGAAGCTGGAGAACATGGTGTTCCCGCTGCAACAGAAGGATCACCCGACGCCGCCAGGCCTCGCTGAGGACAAGGGCCTGTGAGCTACCGGCCGATCACCGACGTCTGGATACTCGCGCGCCCGAAGGTGAAGTACTACGGGGCGTACCCCAACGGCTTCCTCGAACGGGCGCGCGTCTTCATGCCGGTCACCAGGACCGAACCCGTGCTGCACCTCTGCGGCGGCATGGTGAAGTCGTACCCGACCTGGGCCAAGCTCTGCCCGAACGACGTCACCTGCGACCTCGACCCGGAGTGCAAGCCGGACATCATCCGCGACCTGCGCAACGGCGTTCCTGAACCGTTCGAGCTGGTCGGCGCGAGTCCACACCTGCGCGAGCTGTTCCGCGACTGGAACTCGGCCGACGGCATGGCCGAGGGGTACCGCGCGATCCTGATCGACCGGCCGTACACCGAAGTCGACGCGGCGCACTACCGGGTCGGCGCGGACGTCTTCCCGCCGATCAAGAAGCTGCTCGCGGACGCCCTGTCGGTGTGCGTCATCGGCGGCCGCGTCGGCGTCTTGGACTACGTGTTCCCCAGGCCGCCGCGCGATACGGTGAAGCTGATCGCGAAGGTCAGCGTCACGGTCGGCTACGACAACCGCGACCGCTGCTTCTCCGTCTTCGAGCGGCTCGCGTGAAGACGGCGAAGATCACAACGGATCGCCCGGCCTGCTGCGGCGAGCATGCGGGTGACGAGTGGAAGGGTAAAGCGATCGTACTCGCGTGTCGCCTCTGCCCGAAGTCGCCGACGTACTGGAAAACGAGGACCGCCGATGCTGATGGAGAACGAACACAACAAACCAGTGGACCGCGCCCACCTGCCGTACCAGCAGCTCGCGGTGGCGGTGATCGAGACGGCGCTCGTCGACTTCGGCGTGACGCCAGCCAGCCAGCGGCGGTCGCGGGGCCGCCCGCTGGGAAGACTCGACCAGACCATCGTGGGACGGCTTTCGACCTTACGGCTCCAGATCCTCGCTGGCGCGTTCCTGGTCGAGCGCAACGATGACGCCGCGCTCATGTGGTTCCGGCTGAGTGGCCTGAACTACCACGAGATGCGACGACGGAAGCCGCACTGGCCGACTCGTCTGCGGGTCATGCGCGAGCGCGAAGCGAAGCTGGCGACTGGGCTGCGCCAGGCGCTGCAAAAGCAGATGGCGATCAATCGGGAGGTCGGACGTGGCGAAGCAACGAGAGATTCAAGTGTGGGACGACACGTTGTCGAACCCGGTGCCGTGCCGGGACGAGGACTGCGTGAAGCAGATCGTGTGGGGGCAAACGGTGGCGACAGGCCGGAAGATGTGCTTCGACGCACCGGCGGTACCGTTGCGGACTTCGACCGACGAACAGAGTGGCCGCGTGGTGGCGCATATGGACGGCTCGTCGGTACACTGGGCGACCTGCCCCGGCTCCGACAAGTTCCGTCAACAGCGGGCGAGAGACTAGCATGCTGACCTGGTTCAAGAAGTACTGGCCCTGGGTCGGCGCGCTCGTCTTCATGGGCGTCTACGAACTCATCGCGCTCGCCGGGCAGCCGCTGACGTTGTCGGCGATGGTGTGGGATGCGTACGCGAACTGGCCGCCGCTGAAGTGGGTCGTCCTGGTGATCGTCGGCGTCCTGCTGTGGCACTTCTTCTGGCAGAAACCGAAAGGGTACACGGGCAAAAACTGAATGGAGGCGAATGTGGCGAACGTGGCGAGCGACGCACCTGATCCATCGCAAAACGAGCTGGACTACGACGTGCCGGTGAACCGCAGCGCGCCGGATACCGCGCGCAACAACAGCATGAGGAAAGATCCGGGACGCGCTGGAACACAGCGCCGTCGCGTTTTTGACTTCATCCAACAAAACGGCGTGAACGGCGCGACCGACCAGGAAGGGCAAGCGGCCTTGGGGATGCAACCTGGCGCGTACGCAGCTCGACGGAAAGAGTTGACGGGCCAGTCAAAAGGGTGCCGGTGGCAGTTCATCGCAAACAGCGGACGCACTCGTCCGACACCTCGCGGCGACGACGCTATCGTGTGGGTGGCGCTCGACGAACCCATCGACACCGAGAGCAGCTCGGTCGTGAAGCCGAGCGCGCGAGACGTCCTCCGCCGGATTCTTCGCAAATGCAGCGACTGGTGCGACGACGTCGACACGACACAGCCCATCGACTTCATTTGCGAGATGCGCGACTACGTGAAGGAGTACCTCGGCTGATGCGCGTCCTCGCAGACTTCCCGATGGCCGACCGGCGCGAGATCGATCTGCCCAACGAGCTGGTCGGCTCGGGCCTCGTCGTCTTCATGCGGCCGTACAACCAAGTGCCGGGCGGCTTCAGCCTGGTCGAAGGCGATCCGTCGCGAGCGCGGCAGAACAAGTGGTATCTTCGTCGCACGTCCGAGGTCCAGATCACCCTCAACGCAGAGGGCGTGAAGGTCTTGGAGGTGTGGAGAGCAGAATGAACCGCCGCACATTCCTCGCCGCGCTCACCGCGCTGGTGGTCGCGCCGGTCGCTACCCTCAAGGGTAAAGCGGCGGATCTCACGTCCCTGTGGCTCGTGAGCTGGGGCGAGAAGACCGTCCACACCATCGGCCAGGCGGGGTTCAAAAGCAACCCGATTGACCCGCGCCTGATTCGCGTCGCGACGCCGCTGCCGAAGACGTACTGGCGCGCGCTCAACGAGGGACTACCCGAGTACTACGTCTACAGCGGCGGAGGGCAGAGGCCGGAAGAGTTCACCGGTCTCGTGCGCAACGAGCTGCTCGATGATCTGAAATACCTGGAGGCAGAATGAAGAGGCACACTCAGAACGTCCTCGGCTTGCTGCTCGGCCTGTTGGCCGGGTACGCAGTCACCGGCGGCGTCACCGCGTACGCGCAGTCAAAGAACATCGTCATCAACAAGGGCTTCACGATCTGTCAGGACGTGACCGTGCCGACACTCGCCGAGGCGCAGGCCTTGCCGGTGTCGCTCAAGGTCGACAACCTGACGATGACCGTGACGCCGACCTGGGAGCAGACGCCGGGATCAACCACGCAGTTCCGCGTGAACATTCCGGTCAGCCAGCTCCCGGCCCCGCAGCTCACCAACGGCAGGCACGACTTCCAGCTCTCGATAGGGGGGTTCCTGCTCGCCGACGGATCGTTCACGCAGCCCACGGTCACCACCGACTTCTACGTCATGGTGCCGGACACAGGACCGCAGGTCGGCCCGATCAAGTGGATCAGGACGGTCCTCACGTTCCTCGCCGGGCTGTTCGGGCATCGGTGACGTACGGGCCAACGCGGGGAGGGTCGCCAGGACGTGACGTTCGTCCTGGTTCCCGCCGAGGCCCACCAGCCCGCGCAAGGCTCCAGGGGGTCATGTCCCTGGAGCTGACCGCGACAGCGCGCCGGGCCGCTGACGAGCGGCCGCCTGGCGAAGCCCAGCACCTCGCGCGCGTGACGTTCCGCGTCGATGGGCGATAGACAGGTTCGAGTCCTGTCCGGCGCGCCGCCTTTCGTTTCGTGAGGTGATCGATGACTGAAATCCTGCACGTCGCCAAAATCTACAATCGCTCGCGCGCGTTCCTCATCCTCGGCTGCGGTCACTGGTACAAGTGGGACAGCAGCCAGCAGGCCGCGCCGCGTCCCGGTACCGAGTTCCGCTGCCCCGCGCCAGGTTGTGAAGGGAACAAGCCCAAGGAGTAACCATGCCGTCCGTCCTCACCCCGCAGCTCGCGCTCGTGTGGCTCGCCGTCGGCTTCTGCACCGGCCTCGGCTGGGCCTTCGCGCACTACCTCGTCGCACGCCTCACCACGAAGGGATAGGTCATGCTCGTGTTCTTTCGACACCTGCTCACTCGCAAGCCCCAGCCACCGGCTGAGCAGCCCGTCGCGCCGCCCAAGGAAATCTGCCTCCACCTCGCGCGCCAGATGCGTCGCGTACGTGAGGGCCGCGCGTGGGTCTGCCTCGACTGCGACGAGATCGTCGAGTACTCGTACGACGGGCGGTCCTGATGGACCGCGAAAACGAAACGCGCCTGATCGCGGCGCTGGAGAAGCTCGCGACCGCACTCTCACGGGCCATCGACCGCCAGGCCTTCCCGATGCGCTACGTGCGCACCACGGAAACCGGCCTGGAGTATTCGGACAGCATCAGCGGCCCCTGGCACAAGACGGCGGCGTACCTCGCGACCAACGTCGGCCCCGTGCGCGGCGAGACCCTCAAGACCGGCCCGCTGGGCGGTGACGTGCAGTTCATGCCCTGCCGCGACTGCGACCGGCCCGGCCTCTGCGCCATCCTCAAGCAAGGCACCCAGCCCTGCTGGCACCCAGGTGCGCCATGAAGCTCACCCGGAAGCAGTCGGTCTTCGTCGACGCCCTGGTCGGCGCAGCGAAGTGGAACGCCACCCGGGCCGCGATCACCGCTGGCGTGCCGAAGAAGAGCGCCGGAACTGTGGGCAACAAGTGGTTGAAAAAAGTCCACATTCAACAGGCCGTCGCGCGCCGTGTCGCGAGGCGTGAAAAGCAGACCGATCTGACCAACGAGTACATCGACGAGCGCGTCCGCAATCTCGCGGAGCATGCGTACGACGAGAAGACGCAGCTCGGGGCCTGGAAGGAACTCAACAAGGTGCGCGGCCGCCACAGTGTGACCGTGAACCTGCGCGACAAGACGTTCGAGGATCTGCTCGCCGAGTCACGGAAAGAAGCGGAGTGAACAGCGCGTGGTCGAATGCAGCGAAGGCGCTGCGCAGCTATCGGGAGGAGCGCGGCATCCTGCGCTTCGTCAACGAACAGTTCCACGTCACCCCTGATCCCTGGCAAGAAGAGACGCTGCTCGCGTACGGCAACCCCGCGATGGAGCGCGCGCGCATCTCAATGCAGGCCTGCGCTGGCCCGGGCAAGACCGCCGTCGAGAGCTGGTGCGGCTGGTGGTTCCTCTGCACGCAGGGCGACAAGCACGCGCACCCCAAGGGCCTGGCGACGTCGATCACCGGCGACAACCTGAAGGCGAACCTGTGGGCGGAGTTCGCGAAGTGGCAAGGCGTGAGCGCGTTCCTCTCAGAGGTGTTCACCTGGACCGCGACCGCCATCTTCTGCAAGGACCATCCGGCGACCTGGCGACTCGAAGCGCGCACCTGGCCGAAGACCGCGAACGCTGAGCAGCAGGGGCAGACGTTCAGCGGGCTGCACTCGCCGTACCCGTTCGTCATCGTCGACGAGAGCGGCGGCATTCCGACGACGGTGCTGCGCGCGGCGGAGCAGGCGCTGTCGACGTGCATCTTCGGACGGCTGCTCCAGGGCGGCAACCCGATCTCGCTCGAAGGCATGCTGCGCGCGGCCGCGTACGAGCTGAGCGACCAGTGGATCGTCATCAAGATCACCGGCGACCCGAACGACCCGAAGGCCTGGGTGCATTCGCCGCGCGTCGGTCCTGGCCCGCTGGCCTGGGCGAAGCAGCAGATCAAACAGTACGGCCGCGACAACCCGTGGGTGCAGGCCTACATCCTCGGCAAGTTCCCTCCGGCCGCCATCAACGCGCTCGTGAGCGAAGAGGAAGTCGAGATCGCGCAGAACCGGATCATCCGTCCCGAGAACTACGCGCACTCGCAGAAGCGGCTCGGCGTCGACGTCGCGCGGTTCGGCGACGACCGCAGCGTCATCTTCCCGCGCCAGGGCATGTACAGCGACAAGCCGATCACGATGCGCACGCAGCGGACGACGGACATCGCCGCTGCTGCAGCCAACGCGCTGGTGAAGTGGGACGCGGAGCTGATCCTCGTCGACGACACGGGTCACTGGGGCCACGGCGTCATCGACAACCTGATCACCGGCGGGTATCCGGCGATGGGCGTCGTGTTCAGCGACAAGGCGCTCAACGTGCGGTACCACAACCGGCGCGCGGAGATGTGGATCGAGATGACGCGCGCGATCAAGCAAGGCCTCCGGCTGCCGAAGACCGCCGGGCTGATGCAGGAGCTGTGCGCGGCGACGTACACGTTCCACAACGGCAAGTTCCTCCTCGAAGAGAAGGACCAGATCAAGATCAAGATCGGCCGGTCGCCGGATCTGGCCGACGCGCTCGCGCTCACGTTCGCGATCCCGGACATGCCCGCCGACGCGCTCGCACACATCGCAGGCAAGAACACGCGCAGCTCGGGACGCGGCGGGCGCGCGGTCACTGAACGCGAAGGACAGGAGAACCCGTGGGACTAGAGATCCGACTCGGCGAAGTGGAAGACACCCCGGCCGTCATCAAGCTCGGGATGCGGTTCGCGCGCGAGACCAAGCTCGGCAAGTGGAGCAACGCCACCCCCGAGAAGCTGGAGTCGACGCTCGTGCCGCTGATCATGCAGTTCGGCGTGCTGTTCGTGGCGCTGCGCGATGACGTCCTGATCGGCGCGCTCGCGATGGTCGTCCAGCCCAGCTACATGAGCAACGACACGTTCGCCGAGGAGGTCGCCTGGTGGGTCAATCCCGAGGAGCGCGGGACCGCTGGCCTGCGCCTGGTCGACGCCGCCCTAGTGTGGTGTTCCCAACACAAAGTCGACGTGGTAAAGATGTCGACGCCGTACGGCACGGAGGTCGGCAGGGTCCTGGAGCGGCGAGGCTTCGAGGCAGTGGAAATCGCTTTCCTCAAGAGGCTCGATGTCGCTGTTCAGCAGCAAGGTCGCGACGACTCCAACGACCGCAGGCCGGACGGCAGCGGGCGGGACGACCACGCCACCGACCACGACCCCGAACCGGGGCCGCCAGCGTCCTCCTGATGCGCCGATCCTCGGCTACGCCGTCCCGCGCGGCAGCGGTCAAACTATCGGCGCTGAGACCGGCGCACCGCCCAGCCTCGACGCTGGTGGCGCGAAGGGCGCAGCGGATGCTGCCTCGGAGCAGATGCGGAAGAGGGCGAAGCGCGGATCACTGAACGTCCACCTGCCGCCCGGCGCGACGTCTACCAACGCCACGTTCAAGCCGCGCACCCTGGTGGGCCTGTGAGTACGGCCGCCCTGACCCTCGGCGACGTCTACGGCGGCACGAAGCGCCAGCGGTACGAGACCTACAAGGCCGCACTCATCCAGGAGCGCAGCTCGTTCGAGGCGCACTGGCGCGAGATCGGCGACTACTTCAACCCGCGCCGCACGCGCTTTTGGACGAGCGACAAGAACAAGGGCGACAAGCGGAACCAGAAGATCATCAACAGCGCCGGACGCTTCGCGCACCGCACGCTGCAGTCAGGTCTTCACGCTGGCCTGACGTCACCGGCGCGGCCCTGGTTCAAGCTGGGAACGCCGGACCCCACGCTGGCGGAGTACGGCCCCGTCAAAGAATGGCTGCATCTTGTGACGCAGCGCATGCAGACCGTCTTCTCTGCCAGCAACCTCTACAACGCGCTGCCGGTGTGCTACGGCGACTTCGGGCTGTTCGGCACCGCCGCGATGTCGATCCTCGACGACACGCAGGATCTCTTCCGCGCGTACACGTACCCCATCGGGACGTACGCGCTCGGCTGCGATCACCGAGGCCGCGTCTCCGTGTTCGTCCGCGACTACCAGCTCACCGTGCGACAGATCGTCGAGCAGTTCGGCGGGCCAGGCGGCACGGTCGCGCAACGCAACAAGGCCATCGACTGGTCGGGCATCTCGCTCACCGTGCGCAACCTGTGGTCACGCGGCAGCTACGAAGCGCCGGTCGACATCACCTGGATGGTGCAGCCCAACGAGGACCGCAACGACCGGTACATGCAGGCGAAGTACATGCCGTTCAAGTCCTGCTACTGGGAGCTGGGCGAGAACCGCGAGAACACCTTCCTGCGCGAGTCGGGCTTCCGCACCTTCCCGGTCCTCGCGCCGCGCTGGGACATCACCGGCGAGGACACGTACGGCGTCGCCTGCCCCGGCATGGACGCGCTGCCGGACCAGAAGCAGCTCCAGGGCATGGAGAAGAAGAAGGCCAAGGCGCTGGAGAAGATGATCGACCCGCCGCTGCAGGGACCGACCGAGCTGCGGACGCAGAAGGTCTCGCTGCTCGCCGGGGACGTGACGTATGTGAACGTGCGCGACGGCAACCAGGGCCTGCGCTCGGTTCACGAAATCAACATCGACATGAACCACCTGTCGATTGAGATGGACCGCGTCGAGTACCGCATCAAGCGCGCGTTCTACGAGGACCTGTTCCTGATGCTCGCGCAGTCGGACCCGTCGCGCGGCATGCAGCCGGTGACCGCGCGCGAGATCGAAGAGCGCCACGAAGAGAAGCTGCTCGCGCTCGGCCCCGTCCTCGAACGCACGAACGACGAGCTGCTCGAACCGTTGATCGACCGCGTCTACCTGATGATGGACGAGAACGGCCTCATTCCTCCCGCGCCCGACCAGCTCCAGGACGTGGACCTCAAGGTCGAGTTCATCTCGATCATGGCGCAGGCGCAGAAGTACGTCGGCGTCGCGTCGATGGATCGCTTCGTTGCGTCGACGGTGCCGTACTTCGAGGCGCTGCCGGAGATGAAGGACAGCATCGACGCGCGCGTGATCGTCGAGGAGTACCAAGACATGCTCGGAGCAAACCCAAAGGTGGTGCGCACCAAGGAAGAAGCGAAGGAGATCGCGGACAACCGCGACCAGGCCGCCGCCGGAATGATGCAAGCGCAGCAGGCCGAGCAGATGGCGAAGGCAGGCAAGAACCTCAGCGACTCGAAACTTCAGGATGGCTCGTCGGCGCTCGACGCGGTGATGGGCCAAGGAGCAGGAGCAGTTCAATGACCGGCACATTCTCAGCGACAGGATTCAGTGCAGTCGAACCCGTCAAGGCCCTGAACTCGATCTCCGTGCTGGTCGCGCCAGCCGCAGGCGAGACGTTCGACGGCATCGTCACGTTGCTGCGCAGCCTGACCGGCGGCAGCTCGTGGGAGATCATTGAGACCTGGGACGGCACGTCCGTCGCCATCGCCGCCACCGAGGCCGCGCGCGTGATCACGAACGACGCGCCGAACAGCCGCGCGCAGTACATGCTCCAATGCACGGACGCGGGCAGCGCCGATGACATCGACTACACGATCAGCCAGGTCACTGGCGACGTGGTCGGTGTCCTCATGCGCGACGACCAGGGACGGCCGATCATGTCGCGTCGCGACGACGGCGGCATCGTGTTCCACTTCCCGATGGTCCTGGAGGGCGGCGTCTCGCAGCTCCTGCCGGGCAGCGTCGAGGAGTTCGTCGAGCTGATCACCATCAGCAAGGCCGCCATCATCGGCACGGCCGCCGGAGACTTCGGCCACGCCAACGGCTACGCGCTGGTCGCCGACGCGGCGGTCGGCGCGGCGCAGATATGCGAGCTGGTGAGCGCCGTGGTCATCAGCGACCGCGCGACGGCGGCGTACACCGCTGGCGGCAACATCACCGTGAACGAGACCGGCGGCGCGGCACTCACGGGCCTCGTGAGCGCGGCGAACTCGCTCGGGGCGGCCACCGACAAGGTCGCCACGTTCGTGCCGCTGGCCGCCGGTGCGACGGTGCGGACGGTCGCCAAGGGCCTGTCGCTCGTCAGCTCGGCCGCGTTCACCGACCCCGGCACCGCTGCGGGCGTCGTGCGCGTCCTGGTGCGGTACCGGCTGGTCAACACGGGCCTGTGATGGCTGACCGTGCTGCTGTTCGCAACGCCGCCGACCCGGGCCAGGTCGGACAAGCGGCCCGCACCGACCGTCGGCGCGAGGCGCAGCTCGCGGCGTACGTCCAGTCGGTCCTGTCGACCTACGAAGGGCGCGCGGTCCTGTGGGGCATCGTGCAGGCCGCTGGCGTGCAGGCCGGGATCTTCGATCACTCCGGCTCGGTGACGTACTTCAAGGCCGGGCGGCAGGACTTCGGCTTCGAGCTGTTTCGGTTGTTCGAGGACGCTGACGAAGACGCATGGGCGCAGGCCCGTGCAGAAGCCCGCGCTCGCGCGCGGTTCGATGACAAGGGCGCAGAAGCTGCTCGGACACCGAGCGCACAGGAGAAGAAGACATGAAGACGTGGATGCGATACGGGTTCCTCCAAGCCCCCGTGTTCGCTGACGCCAACGCGGACGGATCTGGCGGCGGCAACAAGGACGGCGAGAAGCCAGCGGAAAAACCGGCCGAGAAGCCTGCTGAGAAACCGGCGGAGAAGCCAGCGGAGAAGCCGGGCGAGAAGCCCGCAGAAAAACCGGCCGACGACAAGGCCAACAAGGACGGCCAGCAGAAGCCTGCTGACCAGAAGGACGGGAAGAGCGGCGGCGACGCCTC